TTCATCGACTTTAGTTAAAACAGAGTTTTCAAAGTCGTCTAAATCTTCTTTAGTAACTGCATTGTTAATGTTTTCGATAGTTTGAGCAACAGGACGTATTTCTTCGTACTTAAAAGTCCTTAAAGGTTGAGGCATTCCCGAAATATCTACAGATTTTATGAAAAACTGCTCAGTTTCGGAGTCAAATAACGCAAAACTATTACCTGGCGATACAGGATATGACTTTGCTCCAGCTTCTCCTTGAACCCAAATAACTCCAGTCTGTGAAGGCTGAAAATATCTTGGTTGTTCCATAGTCTATTCCTCCTTTCTCCAAAAATATATAGGTATTTCATTGCCACTGTCCCAAGTATCGTAGTAATCTCCATCTATAACGGCTACAACATGGGAACCAGTGGCAACCAAATACTGACCAACTTTGTGGTCCGAACAAAAATCTAGGAGGGTGTAGCATTGTGGACAAGTTTCTGGAAGAATATCTTTTTTAAAACCTTTGGATCTCAAGAATTCACCCCATACCTCATTACTTGATGGCATGTCATGCATCTTGTATCCTTGGACAAGGAGATGTATATAGGCCGTTTCCCAATCGGCACCGAGGAGTTTACAAATTCCACGTACTACACAATCCCCGACGAGTTTCCTCTCTGGGTTTGGATTAAAAAATACAAACATTATTCTGCCTCTTCTTTATCGTTATGGTTTTCAAGCAAACGAAACTCTAATTCGGCAATTTGTTTTTCCATACTACCTATGACGGTTGCATTTAAAGGAGGATCGAACATTAGCTTAACTTTCATATATACAAATGTTTTCACCATCATAGTATCATCCACTTCTGGTAAGAAATCTGACCAAATTTCGTTGGCTCCTTCTATAAAATATCCTTTCTTACCGATACCTATCTGATGTAATATATTAAGAACTGTATTAATGTCAATAATTATTTCATCATCAAAGTCCGTTTGCTCTGCTGTGATTCCTAGCATTTGTTTTATGCTATTTAAAATCGATTCCATATAAACATCCTTTCTATGGTACCACCGGCTATAACGGTCGTTCTTCTGTCGCAAATATCCGGGAACCGAAGCCCTTTATCCGGACGCCGATACGAACGGCTTGAATTTCACTGCAGCAAAAATTAATAAAGGAAGACATTTATGTGTAAAAGCCATAAAGGCGTTTTACCTAATTAAAAACGTAATATGAAATTCCCACCTGACTGATTGAATAATGGATTATCGATAAACAAGTAATATCCATAACCATTATTATTAGCATTTGGATCTATCCTAAATACCATTCCAGGTTTGTTTGATTCCGGAATATCCACAAGTAATTTAACAGGATACTCGAAATTTCTACCTCCAGATCTTGACGGGAATATCGTAACTTTGCTATCTAAAGCATTAAAATATAAATTTTCTGTTCCTATAATGTTTACAGTTACTCTGTTACCTTCTCCACTAGGAAAGACATACATTGGAACTGTAAAATCACTAGCTTCTGTTATAGTTTTCACTATTTCAAAGAATCCGCTTTCTTTATTGAGCTTGCAAATATATGCAGCAATTAGATTAGCGGTAACCAGATTTCTAGAGTCCATCTTTCTTATTATACAATAGTAATCATTATTCCATCTATAAGAATATCTTTTTACATCATTGTATACATAGTATCCATCATCATATGAATAAGGAAACATTGCCTTAGCCATAATATCTTCTCCACCACCAAATTGGTAAGAAAATCCAGATGAGGTATACTTAATAGCAAGACTTTCATAAGTAATGACTGGGTCATACACTTTATTCCAATATTCATGACCATCTACTGTACTATGATTCCACCTAACATACTGAAAAGCTAATGCTCTATGAAATACAAGTTCATTATCTAATAAATAGTAACATCCATAATCATCATATGCTCCACTATAGAATGTATCGTCGGAGTTACCTCCAGATATAGAAACAGGGACCGTGTATCCATCTGAATGAGGACCAACTGGATCCCTTCCCTCAGTTCCAACAACATATGGATATGACATTTCTATAAATTCATTAAGTCCATCTGGCTGATAGTCTGCACAATCTTCAACTATTGTATTTGAGTCAAAGTTTATTACATAAAACTTAGCTATGCTATATCTACTATCTCCATCTTCAACCCATACTATTAGATTTTGACCGATTTTTCCAACAATTGTTTTGTATCCATTAGCATGAAGCTCTTCTGTAAATGTTCCAATAACACTTAAATAGTCAAAATTTATAAGACATTTCTTAAAACCGCCATTGTTTAATCTATTAGTATAAGCACAATTAAAGCTTTCCCAATAGAATTGCTGTTCCCAATAATCAATGTCATTAACATAAGTAATTCCAGATTCTCCTTCATCTGAATAAATGATGCTAGAAGTTTGCTGAGAATTTGCAGCGGCAGTTCTTAAATGAACTCTTATCGATGTACTGTCTAAATCTCTAAAATAGTTTGTAGATTTAGATGAATAACTAAGAATTCCCCAATATCTTGATTGATGATTGTTTGTATCGTAGTAAAGAACTCCACCAGAATAACCAGAATAAGTGCTGTATCTGTATACAAGGAAAAGCATGTTTCCACTTGATGGAGCAGGACTATCGTTGAACTTCCTCCAAATATATCCATACAAGAAATTTCCTTCATCTTTAGCTAAAGTAATTTCTTTAACCTCATCCGTCTTTTCTGTATGCTTAATATCTTCAACTAGAACTTCAACTGTCTTTTCTACATTAGTATCATACCCCCATTTTGAAACAATTTCGCCAACTTTGTATTGAACGTCATCGACATAAATTTTGTCATCATCTGATTTGATGTACCATTCGGAAGATGCTGTTACATATCCTACTATTATCTGAAAGAACTTAATCGATGAATTAGCGACTTCATAAATGTGAACAACTCTTGTTACAGTAGTACTTCCTGGCTGATTACAAGTCAATCTTAAAGCTTTATAGTCAACTTGTTCAGTAATTGTTTCGATTGTATAAACTGGATTGGTAACATGCTCTACTGAAGTCTTATAAGAATTCCTAGTATCTACAGTAGTGCTCTTTAATCGTATTTCTTTATGAGATGGAGCTATATGTCCAATGTTTTTTACATTAACTTGATCGTAATAACTCCAAGTCTGCATAACTTCTCCAGATTTGTAGTTGACATCATTCATATAAAGATCGTCATCTCCGGACATCAATGTCCACATCATCGTTCCTGGATTGAAATCGAAGATTAAACCATTGTAAACATACCAACCATATGCATTAGTCTTTACAGTATACTCATACACATTGATCATTTGGAAAGTATCCCATGACCAAGTTAAGATTTCAGATCTGAGTTGGTATTTGGTATCCTCGTACTGAAGATAGTTACATCCTGAAATTAATGTAAACGAATAAGCCGGATAACCACTTTCTGGATTCATTCCGTGCCAATCGAACCACAAATTATTCATTACTCTTAAATAAGGCGAATCTGGATGCTCTTGTTTAGCAGCAATTATCATTTGCGAATTTATGTCGACACTATCAACTAACACTCCGGCTTTATACTTTCTGATTCCTATACTATCATAGTGACCAGATGTATATGTAGACGTAATTTTATAGTATACCTGATCTTTATCATAAGATCCACGAATACCATCATAAAAATATATAGTCTCTTCTCCAGATGGCTTATAATCTATTACTCTTCCAGTATCTGGATCTTTGATTGGTATTAACTTATAAACAAGCAAACTCTTATCATCTTGAGTTTTAAACTCATAATCAGTTTCTGTTACTTGTTCTGTAGTAATTTCATATGTTGTTGAAAGAACAACTTCGTACTTATTAGTCTCATCCTCTATTGCAAAATTTACTTTTTCATCTTTATCCCAAATGATTACAAGAGTTCCTTTCTGATAAGTTCTTCCAGATAATCTAATGTAATCACAAAGAGAATATACATAAATTTTTCCATTAGAGTATGTAAATCTAATATTATGGAAAGTTTTAGGACATTGAGTAGTAGGATCGAATAGAATTATCTCTTCTGTATAGTCATTAATCTGTTTAGCAACGCCAAGTACGTCAGTGTTTCTATCAGTAACTATTACATACTGAATGTCATCAAAAGGGACATCGGTGTTCTGTTTCTTTCTGCTTGTTCTAAATTGCAATGACAAATTAACATCTTCATCATCGGTCCACGTCTTTAGTAACTTCCTCGCTTCATAAGTTCTTCCATTAAAGTAAATTCCTTTCGTTGTTGAGAAAAGAACCCAATAAGGATCAGCCCATGAGATTGCCAACTTTCCAAAAATCTTCTGTGCTAAATTTGGTTGATCATAAACTAACCAAGCTGCTTTATGAAAATAACCATTATAGTACATATCTTTATGGTCATGCAATTCTTCGAAATATATAGAAGTTCCTTTGTTTAAAACAACTGTGCTTGAATCATCTATATGACCGTTTATTGCTATAGAAAGGGTTACATTAAATATCTCTCCATTATCTAACCCATTACTATATTTATTACTTTCATCATAAACTTCAAACTGAACGTTGGTTGTCTTTTGCCATGTCTTAATTTCCTCATTTTGAAGTTTTTTCTCTCCTTCGTATTTGAGGTAATTACTATTTGAAACTACAGTAAACGAATACTGTGGATAGCCAGTCTCTGGGTCCATTCCATGCCAATCGAACAGTAAATTGCCAAATACTTTTAGTTTTTCTCCGCCGCTTGCTACTTTATGTGATCTAATTCGTTCAGCATTTACAGTTTCTGTAGCAATTGTTACATCATCTGAAATTTTCTGAATGATTATCGTATCATCAGTTCCTACTTGACTTCCTATTAAGTACTTTACAATTGGATAACCCTCTGATGGATCTACAGGACTATACTGCTGACTATAATCAAAGATTTCCATATCAACAGAAGTTCCCCAAGACCATCTGGACAATCTATTGTTTAATTGATAAGTACTTCCATCCCATTCAAGATAGTTACAAGCTGAATACAAAGAAAAGTAATTCTGTGGAGAACCTTCCCAATCAAATGCCAAGTCTCTAAACACTCTCAAGAAATTGTAAGCATAAGATGGATGTTTTAATTTTTCTTCCACAATCTTCGTAGGAGTTACTTCAGTTACTCCAACTTCTTCATTATTCTTGTATTTCTTAACTATAAGCTTAGAATACAGTCCATCAACCATTACTGACTTAACAGTAAACTTTATTTGATCTTCTGGTTCTGGCTCAGGTTCTGGAGTAGGATCGTCCGAAGGGGTGACAGACGATTCATCTACTCCAACACTAGATGTGACATAGTACATATAGTTTTGTAACTCTTCATCTGGATTCTGATGCTGAGCCATCATTATGTACCTTACAATTGTCCCATCTTTAAAAGATCCAATAACGGATCCTTTTGGGTATTGTTTACCGTTCATCCATACAACATCGTAATTAGATTTAATAATCCAATTTTGGTCTGAGTTTGGTTCGTATTTTACAATAATATCTCTGTATTCTTTGTAATCTACTATTCTTTTTACTTTAATTCCACGAATTCTTGATGTTTGTGTAAACGGTCCTGCCATATCAAATTACCTCAACGTATTCCCCTTGTATCAAATATAAAACGTTAAGCTGCGGTTGTGCCGGCAACTCAGCGACTGACTGTATCTGTAATGGACCGGACCCTGAATTTTCAATATTACCCACTCTTCGTTCAAGATTCTTAAGTTGTCCATTACCAACAGTGTATTGGTTTAAATATAAACTTCCAGGAGCCGTTACTTCTTCGAATTGAGTAATGATTCCTTCTATTCTTTTCGTTAAAATATACGAATAGAACTTTTTATTGTCTTTTACTCTGACAATAATTCTATCACCAACCTCTAAGCATGGATTTCCCATAAATACTGCTTGATATGGTGTGTAAGTAAAATCTTTAATCTTGTTAAATATCCTATAGCCAATAGTTTGATACTGCGTTTCTGTTAAACCATAGCAAAGAATATTATTAATAACAGTATAAGGATTTGTAGCACCTTCATTAGTATTGTAAACTATCTCATTGTACTCATCTCTTATCTGAACAGCGTCTGGTTTTAATGTTGTGTAATCTGCCCAAACAACGCTGTCTTCTTTGTAATAATTTTTTGTAACTTCAAATATCTCATTGTTGAAATCCTTATCAGGAAATGTTCTACTTCCTGGAAAGGTTGAAGATGATGGGTATAAAGGACTAGGAAAAGGATTTTCCATGTCCATTCCAATATATGTAAGAACTCCAAATCTATTAATGTGAGGAAATACTCCATTAATTTCACCAATACACTTTAATATTGCAGCAGCATTTATAGTACTGTTCTCATCAATTTGTCTTGGTATTAAAATATCATCATTAATTAATGATCCTTGAGCCTCTTGCAAACTAAACTCATTAGCTAAAGAAGCTCTAAGAGTTCTTATAGAAATTGGAAATTCCAAAGAATTGTACCAGTTAGTTGCATCTTTATTAACTATGTCATACATTGCATCATATGCAATAATTTCTCTAGTTTTTCCATCTGCACTAAGTGTGTCACTTTTTACAGTAAACACTCCTAACTGAACCGGGTTGGATTCATCTTCGTTTATTACCTCTTTTACAGTCATTGGTCTATCAATCAATGGATCTGTGAAGTATGTAGTAAATTTTACATAGCAACAGATACAATTCTGAAAGTTTATAGGATTTGTATTGGTTATTCCATCACAAAACTGAAACGAATCGTCAGCTAAATCCTCATTTGTCAAAGTAACAGGTATTGGCTCTCCACCTTCCTGTTCTGGCTTCTTAGAAGTATAGATGTAAAACTTCTTTGAAGAACCATCTATGTAGTAGAAGCCGAAATCTGGATGATTGTACATGGCTCTACCTACCTTTCAGTTATTGTTATCTCTGTTTCTTCATTATCTTCACGTCCTGCTATCGGTTCCAAATTGGCTGGTTCATAATCTATGTAGACATCTGCTTCTTTTGTAGTTCTTTTCTTATTATCATAAACAGTAGCTCTTACATAACCAGCCGAATTAAGATCAACTTGACTTTCAATAGCATTAAGGAAGTCCTGATAGTCTTTTTGTTCAAAAAACTTAACTTCAAATGAACCTTTTAATTTCCATCTCTTTATTCCTCTTCTTTCCAAATGATTTCCATCATACCATGTGTCGAATTCAGGCTGTGATGAAATATTATAGGAATTAAGAACAATAAAGGGGGTAATGTCTAATTCCCCTATCTTAAAAAGTACCATACAATTACCCCCATTTTGAATTTTTAGTAACTATAACCAGCTCTATTATAAATCGAGCTCTGTTGATTAATAATCTGGAACAGTCTGTCTTTGTCGGTTTCCAAAGTAACATTAACATCAATGTGATCATCTCTACTACTATTCATGTTAAGCATCTGATCATTCAGTCCTTCAAGAAGTCTGTTTCCATTATCTGAATTGAGCATATTTATTGTAGGAATATTATTAGAATTAATTATTCCACCAACATCTATCGAACTTGTATCAAACAAGCCATTCATTTCTTTTGCTCCTCTTCTTATGTTTGTAAGATCAAGAGTCGGAGTTATTACAGGATTCATTGAATCTTCATCTAAACCGAGTAATTTCTCAAAGATGCTTACATCTTGACCAGAAAGTCCGGATAAGAATTCTGCTAATCCATGAAGTGCTAAATTTTTCATAGCATCTCCAAATCCAGCAAAGACGTCTCCAACACCAATAAGCAAATTACTCAACATTTTACTAGTAGCTTCTCTAATTGTCATTCCTGTATCTTCACTTTCGAGAATATTCTTTCCGATTTCAACCATTATGTCAAATAATCTAGTGACATTAGTCTCAATTTCTTCTTGATTCTCTTCAAGTGTATCTGCTAATGAGGTTATGAATGCCATAATAATTCTATAAGCACCTTCTACCCATGTAGGAATGTTTTCAACTACTCTGTCAATTAATCTTTCATTAAATTCATCTAACCAATCGAATATTGTTTCAATTAGTCCAGCATTTGATTTATCTTCAAACCCAAAGAATACTTGGTAGAAGAAATCTACAATTCTATTAATTGCTTCAGGAGCATATTTCGTTAAAAGATCAAATACAGCTGTAAGATTGCTTAAAGTGTTATTGATCATCTGAGGAGTTACGTTATTAAGGAACTTTACAAATTCTGGAAGAAGAGTATTTCCAAGATAATCAAATAATTTAGGAACATATTCCTTAAGAAAATCTATACTTCCCAAAAATATCTCGTTAAAGAATCCAGAAATTGCACCACCAAGTCCAGAACCTAAAGCCTTCATCACACTCTTTATCTTATCTTCAAGACCATCTGAATCTACATCAAATGTCTCAAATAAAGCAAAGAATAATTTTGTAAGAGCCTCTAATGCTAATGTTGCGGGAACTAATAATGCTGCAACTCCTAACAATAAAACTCCAAGTCCAGCAAATACTGCTCCAACTTCCATTAGATTAACTCCAGGAATTGCTCCTACTATTCCTAATACTACTGCTAATAATCCGAATATTACAGCAAATGACTTTATTAATTGTATAATGTCGTCTAATTTCTCATGGTCTAGCTTTTCATTAGAAGCAATAGACTTCATAACATTAGTTAAAGCTTCTGTAATTATTGCAAATGCTGCAGACATTAATAACATTGCAGCAGCGGTTGCTAAAACATCATAAGAAGCAGTAACCCATGTTAAAGCTCCTAATATTATAGCCATAACGAATAGAACAGCAGTTAATAATCCTGCCATTGCCCACATTCTTCCGGCTTTCATATCTTTTGTTGCATCTGCTAATAGCCACATAGAACCTGCTATTCCAATCATTGCTATTGCGACTAAATCTAATGAAAATGCGACTGTCAATAGCATGTTATAATCAATTACTCCTATATGATTACATAATGCTATCATTCCAACAAGTATTAATGAAACTGCAAGTAAAGCACCACTAAGTATTGCCGCATCCTTTAATAAATCTCCAGGATTCAAATTTGTCTTTGAAAGTATCCATAAAGCAGCAGCTATCTCTATAAGACCAAATGCTAAAATATCTACAGCAAATGCCATTGCTTTAAGCGGATCTCTAAATAATGTTACTATATCGCCTTCTTTTAAAGCAGTAATGTTTTTCCCTATTTTGAATGCTTTTATCATAATCTCAAGAACTAAGACTACTCCAAGGATAATACCAGCAGCTATGCCTAATGCTATTAATCATCTACCGGTATTGATGCTACAATATAAATAGCTGCTGCCATTGCTATTATTAGCCATGCAACTGCTTTTACGCCTTGAGCAAATGTTGTAGTTTTATCTTTATTACCAGATAAAAGTCCGATTAAGCCCGATTCTTGGAAGTTTTTAAGGATATCGCTGAAACTTGTAGCAACCGAAGTTATTTTATCGGTTACGTATTCTATCGTTCCTTTTCCCATTTCAGCTTTTAATTCTTGTCTTCTCTGTAAAAGCTTAGATAATCCATCAGCTCCTATTATTAATGCAACTTTAGATAATAAACGAGCTTCTGCATTAATAATACCAGCAATTGAATCAAGAACTAAAGCTAAGGAACCTAATGATCCAGCTATTAATAACCCAACATCTCCAAGATCTGAATTCTTAGATAAATCTTCAGCAAGACCTTTAAGCCATTCTAAAAGTTCCAATGCATTATCATGAAACTTATCTAATAATCCTTTACTTGTTCCTTCAATTTCAGCAGTACTTCCCAAGAAAAGTTCTTTTACTTTTGCTATAAGACCTGAAATTACATCGAGTAATGTTTCGGCTTTATCTATTTTTTCTTCAGAACCAGCAATTTCATCTTTTCCAAATCCAAAGTTGTAAAGATCAACTATAAAATTTTTCAAAGGAGACAAATCTATTCCATTAATCTGGAAATTTCCAAAAGCATCAGAAATTACGGTTCCTATCTTTTCAATAAAATTAAATACTTTATCAGTGAACGATGTTTCTTCTCCCATCTCTCCAAAGAAAGCATCAAAGAAACTTGTTCCTATTCCAAGTATTAAATTCTTTAATTTAGAAACTAAACTTGTTACTTTATCAAAGAATAATTCAATAGAGCTATTCTCTTTAATTGTATTTCTAAGATTTACTAAAATATCTCCAACTTTTGCAGCAATAGTCAATACTTTATCTGCAACTGGGACTATATAACTAAATACAGGCTTAATAAATGTATAAAGAGCTTTGAATAAATCTTTTGCTACATCCAATACTGAAAGAGCACCTTTAAATACTCTTTTAAATCTATCAGATACTGTGCTACCAGCTTTTAATCCTTTTACAAACTCAAGAACACTATCACTTAAATTCTTAATTGCATCAGAAACCTGATTTCTTGTAATTTCTCCAAATATCTCTTTAAAAGCAACTATTATCTGTTCTAATACTTCCCACCAAGATGTAAATACTTCTTTAACCTGATTAACATCTTCTTCAGTATATGTTACTGCTGTCGAAAGCTGAGTAAATGTAAGAAGAATAAAACTAAATCCGTTTTTAACATAATCACCAAATACATCTTCAAATGTTGATACTAAATTATGTATTACAAAATCAACATTCTTAACAACATTTGCAATTGTGTTAAATGTTTGAGTAAACCATCCAGAATAGTTCACTTTTAAAAAGTCCGTAAATATCTTTGTAAAGAATTCAAATGATTGAGAAATCATGTTAACTATTTCGTCAACTAATCTAGACTTTGTTAATGCTTCTCCTATCCAACTTATGTAATTCTGGAAAAGCGGACTTAAAGTTTCAAGCATTTTTGTCCAGTTTTCATAAAAATGAGAACTAACAATAGCTTTTTTAGCAAGGTCAAACATTTCCTGAAGTCTGTTATAAACCAATGTCATCTGGTTCATGAATGGTGTCCAAGCATCTGCACCAATTCTTGAAAGAGCAGCTTTAACATTTCGCATTGAACCTGTAAATGTCTCATTAGCCTTCTTAGCATGCTCACCAAATGCATTATCCATTGCGCTTGCAAAATCTTTAAAGGTAATTTGACCTTTACTCATCATGGTTCTAATTTCAGCTTCGGTTTTACCCATTTGCTTAGCCATTGTAGCCGTCGCATTTATACCTCTTACAGAAAGCATAAGCAACTGTCTACTTGTAATCTTTCCGTAACTTGCTGCAAATGTAAATATTCTACCGATTTCATCATAAGATGAGTTAGTCATTGCTGCAACACCAGAAATGGCTCTTAGTGCTTGATTTAAATCTTCTTCTACAGTCATTCCAGATGCTCCCAACTGTGAAGCAACTTTTGCAGCTGAGTCCAAACCATAAGCGGTTCCTTTAACAGCATAGTTTGCGGCACGCATGAACATGTCAGCATCAAGATTCAAACCCTTAAGTCTGAACATTGCATCTTCAATATTTAACGCTCTTTGCTGACCTCCAGAGTTTATCTGACCCATTACATCTATTTGAGTTAATTTCTGAAATAGACTATTAGCCTCAATAGCAACTTCTTCAATACTTGGTATTATACTGGAAATGCTTTCTTTAACATTCTCAACCAATCCTGAAACTCCGCCTTCAATTGCAACGAAGTTTATCATGTCACCTAAAGATATTGATCTAAAAGCGGTTTCAAATGCAGAACTTACACCCTGAGGGAGTGATTCTATGGTATCTTTAAATTTGTCTAAAGTCTCATTACTTTCTTCGACATTCTTATCAAATTCACTATTATCAAATCGCATCTTAACGACATTCTCTTCAATAGTAGTGCTCATAGTATTCCTCTCACCTCCTTCTTTGCGTCTTCTGCTAATGCTTTAAATACTTTTTTTAAAGCTGGGTTAATATAGTCAATTCCTTTAACATAATAGCCGGTTCCAGTTCCATGTCCATACTGTAGAATTAGAGCTATTTCTACCCCATTTTGAATATTTGAGTTCTTCCAAATAATTTCCATTCCTTCATCATCATGTTCTATTTCATAGTACCAAGATTCCGATGTAAGACCTGTATCTTTTGGTGTATACTCTCTTAAATACTCAATTCCAAGGCAACCATACTTATCTAGTTCGCCTTTTTTGAAAAATTCCTTTAATTTCTCAAAGTATTTTTCAGTTTTATTAAAAGACCCATGATGAGTCATCGTTATTATAGGATTACTCATATGCTTTTACCCTTTTGTTTTCATTTGGGCTCTTCTAGCTTTATTAAGTTCGCTATAATGTTTAGCCAAATCTCTTTCACTAACATTCTTATTCGAATCTGGATTCTGCTTTTCATTACAAACTCTTATCAAAGCTATTAAATGATTCAAATGACGTTTTTCAAATAGTTCTACTGGTATTCCAAGAATAATCATTGAACTATAAATTACTTCAGCAGTAACTATTTCCTTCTTCTTGTTTTTAGGAGTTAAACTATCGTTAAAGAATGTTCCTGTCATTGGATCTTCTATGTATTCTTTAATCTCACGCATGTTTTCATTAGATAGAAAGTCATAAATGTAATCTTCTACATCTGAATTAATAGTCATGCATTTAATGTAATCGAGATGCTCTTCATATGACAAATCTTTATTTCCTATGAAATACTTATGATGTTTTGACTCCCATTTTTGTAAGGAGAGCAATGAATGTTCGAGTTTTATTGTTTTAGGAGGTATTGTTACAAATTTGTTTGTCTTTTCATTGTAAGCCTCTCCACCCTTTATCGTAATCGTTAACATTGCTCCCCCTTTTGACAATTATTTGTCTTCTAATAATTTAATCTGTCCATCTTTTATTTCAATCTTCTTAGAAAGTTTCTTAGGAAGACAGTCTATAATAAATTCACCAGGATTGATCTCTCCGGAAATGAACTTTGTAAGTAATTCTGAATACTCAGGAGAACAAAGAAATGCTTCTCTTGCCTTTTCGCTCTTAATAAACATTCCGTCTTCTGTTTTCTGTCCATATGCTTTCTGAATAAGTTTCTC